TTTAACATTCCAACCATCCTCAGATAACTGGTTAGCCATCTCCTCATCCGGAATCACAAGACAAAAGCTACGATCTCCTGCTCTGTTATACTTTCCCTCCTTTCCTTCAAAATTCCTAAATATCAAACGCGCGTTCTCGATTGCAATGTTACTTACTTTACTCATTTTCTTTTATCTCCTTTCTCCATAGCTTCAATTTCAAACTCGAGGTACTGTTTTGCTTTCTCTAAATCCTCCAAAGCATCCCCTTTACGTCCTGCACGGGATACGTACTTAACTACATTCCCAAGATTAAAGTTAAGCTCCCAATCACGTATTACGTCTTTTGGCTCATATTCACGACCTTTACAATAATGCGACGGCCTAGAAATACTATCTTCTACAACGTCCTCATCAAGATCTTTAAAACTCGGTGTATATGATGGGTAATCATGCGGTTCGTCTTTGAACATATATTTATCATAGCATTCTGGGCACATAATTTTTGAAAAAGGGTAACGTTTAGAATTAGGTCCACCATACGTAATATCATATCGCCCATCAGATATCCTGTAATCCTTACCACAAAAATCGCATTTAAAAGTTACTTCCAACAATATGCCCCTCCTATCCTTTGTATATTCTCTGTTCTACGTCACCACCAGGAACTGCAACAGATTGCCACATACGTCCTTCATCGTCGATGGAAATATCATCCATCAACAAATCCAACTCTTGCATTCGCTGTGAAAAATCGAGGTTGCAATCTCTACGCAAGTCTATAAGATCATGATGCATAACCCTACGCCATTTACGGGCTATTGGCTTGCTACTCTGGGATAAAATGTTGTAAAGACCCATTTCTGTAATAAAATAAGTGTCTCTCATCTGACCTGCTCGTAATATTTTTACGACCAGCTTTTCGTCATCTTCGCATACTTGAAGCATTTTAATAACATCCCCAGCATTATAATCAATTATATTCGCAACATCTACAGCTCTGAATAATGGCTTATACAAAGAATCATAAACATCCAGAGCATGTCCTCCGAAATTAATAGTTGCTATAATTTCTACACTATTGTTCATATTTTTCCCCTTTCTTAAATATCAAAAAGTCTAGATTGGTTTCATTTCATTCAACAGCAATCAAAAAAGTTAGAGAGCCAGTGTTTCCACCAGCTCTTTGCTTTAATTAGAACCATTTGTAAGTGTAACTCGGAATTACTTCGAATCCATCACGATTAATACACTTCATAGCACCAGATTTTATCCAATTATCAATATCAGCATTAACAACCTTTAATGCAGCCATATTTCCTCGCTTGTATCCAATGTCATACAGCAAAGCTAACCCACATCCGATTGCTATCTGCTTCTTGTGATCTACGATAAACTCCTTGATCTGTTCCGTTTTACTAATGTCTTTAGGTTCCATAAGTTCCTCCTTTCAAAAATATCAATTAGTTCCACTAAAGAAGCTGTTCGTTTCGCTAAAGCGAAGAGGCCTAAGCCCCTTCTTTAGAATACTCGGTATCTCTTTCCATAAAACCAAGTAGATACTGCTCCCAATGCAAATCCAACTGTATAATACACAAATCGCATTGATTCGCCTCTAAGTTTCATAAATATCAATCCTCCTTTCCACTAAAGGAGTTGCTATTAATGCGAGGAAAAGCGAAGAGGCCTAAGCCTCCTCTAATTATTCAGATTCTTTCCTATGTTTTCTCGTAAAATATGCCCTTCATGCAATACTTCCATTAGCTTTTCGATATACCCTAATACTTGTACTGATAAAGTCAAATTATCATCTGACAGCATAGTTGCTAAAGTACTATACTGATCAATAAATCCTCCTTTGCCAAGTATTTGTTCTGTACTCATATCCGCTAATAGTATAAGCTGTTTACGAATTTCTAACGTATTATCCATATTAGAATCCTCCTTTCCACTAAAGGAGTTGTTAGAAAAACGAAGAGGCCTAAGCCTCCTCTACAGTTTTGCGAATTTTATCGTATAAATCATGTAATGGGTCTTGCATATCTAAATACGCTTTTGATACTTTAAGACAATCTAAAGATAATTCTAATTCGCCAGTTTCTTGCATAATATGAGATAATTCTACATACGTATCTGCCGAATCCATGATCTTTTTAAGATCATTTAAAATATCATAGCGCATATTAACACATGCCCATTTTTCTTTCATAGTCATACGACTCACCTCCTTCATTATAGGAGCTGTTATTTATGCGAGAACTCAGCTTCCTCAGGATAGATAGGAATACCGTCCTCATCATACTCACAACCGGAATATCCATCATCAGATCTAAACCATTCAGCATCACCATATACTGAAATATCTTGCAACGCCTCATCAACAAGTTTAAGATAATAGTTATGGTCTACCAAATCTGCTTCAAGACCTAACTGACGAATATCTTCTGACTCAAGCCATCGATAACCCTTAGCACCAGACGCATATCCGTATTTGACATTTCCATCCTTATCAGTGCTCTGACGCATAAGTTCTCCACCACCTTTACCAGGTTTAATCGGAGTAAACTGTCCTACGCGTCCTACGAATCTGTAAGCATGTTCGTCATCTCCAAGAGTCTCATTCATATCTAAATATAAAGAAGTCTTAACAGCAAATGTCTCACATACGTCATCAAATACAATATTTTTACGACTGAATAATGTCTTGAACACATACGGAACAGCAAATTGTTCACCTGTAGCAGTCCATTCTCCACCATGCTTAGCATTATCTCCTGGAGAATATCCATACATGCCTGCACACTTATCGGCAGATGCATACTGTGCAATGTACGTTGACTTATTTACAAGACACATCTTTTCATATGTAGCCTCATGTTCGAATGAATATCCATACATCTTACCAAAGTCCATTACAAATTTTATTATCTCTGGTGTTGCATCTGGAATTTTAATCGAGTCTGTTTTGATATGGGCCACAATGAATCCTCGTTTCTGCACTTCATGCTTCAGGTCAATCATAAACAATGCCCCGCGTTTTGCAACTATGTTATCAACATTACGTTTGTCATGGAATGCATTATCAAAGCTTGCGGATGTCAAACCATATACCGAGTTAATAGCAGTTTTGAGAGCATTTGCGAGATCCTTAGACGTCATCTCACCACTCTTAACCTTGTCGATGTATTTTACAAGTTTTCCACCGAGAATATCATTTAGTGCTTCCCAATCCTCATGTTTAATATCGACTCGACCATATACAAGCTCATAGAAAACATTAGTATAGTGGCCAAACAAATACTCAGCGAGAGCACTATGGGGATGCATACTCGCAATATCCAATAGAGCAACATTACCGTACATACCAGGCTCAGAATAAACATAACCGCCTTCACCTACTTCCTCATCTCTATATATTGACTTACCAAACTCGTACTTATACCCTGAAAAATATGGTAATAGACTATTAGCTTCGCCATGTGTTTGTGCCATCATCTCAGGAAAATGTTCATGTAAGAAACCATACATTTCCACATCCAGATCATGTACCGGTTCTGCCAAGTTTCTATATCTGAACTCATCCTGTGGCTTACGGTTGTCACCGAATATAATACGAGTAGTCAACGTGTTTGTAGTATCATTTACAGTCATACCAGCAATATCTGCTAGGATCTGTCTCGCCGTCCAATCAGCTTTAAGATAGTCAAATGCTGCTTCAGTTGCAATAACGTCGTTACGGCAATATTTGCCTACAAGATCCCACTGAGATTCGTCTACAGGCTGATCCCAAGGCAAACCGAGCTCCTGATGATGTATACCCATCTCAATCTCAAGCTTCTTTAAAGATTTCTTATTACCTGCCGAAGCAAAGTCATAAATATCAGTGTACGAGATGTTATATGCCTCACCGAAGAAGCAGTTCTTACTTCCCGAGATTATTTTCTGTGATAGATTGTAAAGTTGTTCCTCAGAATATCCAAGAAGTCTACCATACAAGATATGATTGTCATATCTACGGCAGTTAAAGCCTATCAATCTATACTGCATAAGCGCTTCAATCTCAGTTGAGGTAGGATTAATCATCGTGTTTACCTGATTTTTCTCCCCGAGCTTTTTCCAGCATACAACAAATAAATTAGGAAATATCTCAACATCATAAAACACAATCTCATCTGAATGACTATCGACTGCTGCCGAAGTATCTTCAGACTTGAAATGCATCTTATTTACAAGTTTAACGCAATACTCTGCTTGGTTAGTGCTGTTGAGAGCAAATACCAGTATTGCATTTCTCATATCAGAAATATCAAACGACATACCAGATGCATATGCATCCTCGAGTATCTTGTAGATAAAGTCGATACTTGGTTTTGTTGCTGGATGTATTTCTTTTCTTAAGTTACGAGCAATTAGAGACCTTAGACTCTTTTCACTCTGTACAGTATCAAAGCTTACCATTTTCTTGTCCCCTTTCGTAGGTAAACCAGAACTAATAGTTGCTATATTTAAATCGTTGCATTTGCTTAAACGTCTTCGAAGCGATGATCCGCCAGTAAATTTCTTTATTTCAATATGGTCGGCATATAATGGTTTAAGATCCTCAACATCTCCTGTATAAATATAATGCAGATGTATTCCTTGGCCAGATTTACTAAGCTCAGCATAAGTCTCAGGCCATTTGTTAGCAGCTTCAAGATTTTTTTCAAGTGATTTATTACCGTCTTCATCTGGAATATCAAAGTCAATAAATATGTGATTCTCCTGACCTTTTACATAATGTACCCTTGAAGTATCAAGATCCTTTAATTTTGTCTTAACATTCTCCCATTTATAAGTTGGCCTACCATCTTCAGTAGCATACTGAGCCAAACATCCACTACAAAACGAATCTAATATTGAAGGTTGCTCTTTGAAATGAATCCATTTGGAAATATCAATAGGTTTTTCGTCTTTTTCGTTAAAACCATCAACTCTATCAGTTCGAAATCCTTTAAAATAGCTGCGAACTACAGAATCATTTACCGTCGCACGTTCTTTGAATTCCCAAAAGTAGTTT